TTAGAGAGTCCTCATGGATTCAGAGCGCCCATTACGTGTCATCCACATCAGAAACTCTACTCCGATATGAGTAATTTTCACTGTATCTCCTTCATCAACAATCAAGCCAGCAGCATAAAGATAACTTACATATACATGCCCATCCCAAGAGTCCAGCAGAGGGGCAAGCTTTTTCTGATGTTGCTCCCACAACATAGGCAAATCCGACCTAGCAATGCCGACTCCCTGACGTTCATTCAGCATCCTCAAGAAAACTATTTGACCAGCATATATAAAATTGAAAATACGTTCAAAAAACCAGAGCCCCCTAACATAGGCAAGATGCTCAGTAAGATAGCCAACCAAACCATCCTTATCGACCCCCGAAATTTCTTTCTCCAAATCTTCTTTTTGCTTATTTATCAGAAACAAATATTCTTTTAAATGATCAGTGTTAACAACAGCCGAAGGTAGTCCTTTTTCTGTAGAAGCTTCGGGTTGAACCAGACTCAACGGCGGGGCAGCGGTAATACCAGACGGACCTAAATTAGTTAACCTACCTATTAGACTTCTAATATCCTTCCTAAAATAAATAGTAAAAAAAAGTCCAAAAACAAACGCTGAATGCGGCCACCCCACAGCACTCAACAACTGAATAAACGAACCCAACACTCCAGACACCTCAACAGAGACAGTTCCTTCTGACATGACCTTTCTCCTAAAAAACTACTCGTTGAATGCTGAACTTCTCGAGACAACACTACTTGACAGCATGCAGAATCGCATATCCCACCCACCTCAGACAACCAATTTAGTTTCGAGCGCAGCAATAGCACGCTCTGTTTAAAGCGCATAGAAGGAGCACATTTCGGCGTTAAAATAATCCACCCAGGATTGTTGGTACCCAATTCATAATCGCTAGTTGCCCGCTCACGTTGAGCTTACCCCGCCCCTCATTCGTGGTGGTGTATCGAATATCCAAAGCCTCGACGTGAAAGCCTTCGAATACACGCCAAATGTCTGGGTGTTCTGACGCTGACTATCACCCGCTCCTTACACCGCCGCATAAACGCAGCCATCTGCTCATAGTTTTCAAAAGGAAACTCGACCCCATATCCGGTTGCCTGCCAGTAAGGTGCTAGGCTCGCCGCGCCTTGTGCACAGAGCAAGAGCCTTGGCTGGACTTGCGGCACTTTTCGGCGGGGACAGCGGCCGAGTTAGATGTTGATGCATCAGGCCCGACTGTTCCTTTTCACTTGTTTGAAACGATTTCTTTGACGTAGCTCTGGCACGCCGCCAGGGCAATCAGTCCCTGGTCTCCGTCGCCCACTATGGCGACAATTCGTTGAGCAGCCGCTGGGTCAAGCTCGGCTCGCGTTCCTCCATGAACCACGCCGCAGGTGCCGGCGGTGGCTGGCACCCCACCGCCACTACCCGAGGCGGCGGTTTTGAGTAGGACTGACAACCGCAAGTCAGCAGTAGCAAGCCGGTCACGCAGACGAGCCTGGTTCGTTTGAGCATCACGTAGCTCCTTGTAATGGGTTTCGTCATTTGCCTGCAGGCGATCCTCCAGGGCCCGGCGGACGTCCTGCTGGGTTTCCTGCCAATTGATCACTGCAGCGGCGGCCTGCTCGCGGTCCCTGCTGTACGCCTCGGCCTGGTCAGCTAGATCTTTGCTGTAGGCGTTGGCCTGCCACGTCCAGGCCAACCAACCACCCAGGATGAACCCCAGCACCAGGGCCAATAACGGCAACAGCCAGCCCGGGGCCTTCAAGGCAGCACCTTCAATGCACGCTCATACAGCGCCTCGCGATCCGCCAAGCCGTTGGTTCCGCCGTTGATGCGCTTGGTGATGGTGAGGAAGTCGCCCTTATCGGCAAGGCTGTTGAGCCCCGCCCGCTGCCAGAACCAGCCAGCCGACAACGCGGCATAGACCGGGACTTCCAGCAGTTCAGGGGTGCTGAGCAGTCGAGCATCACTGAAAAGCGCTTCGCTGCAGGCTTCATAGTTGGCCCGGCCGGTGACCTGGATCAGCCCTCGCCCACGGTACTTCTGGCCGTCGCCATCCGCTTCGGGGGTATTGCCCAGGCGCTTGGCCAGGCTGCCGGTGTCGTACTTGCTCAAGTACTGATCGCTGCCCAGCTCGCGCACCCATTGCAACTGGCCGGACTCGTGGCCGATCTGCGCGATGAACGCCGCCATGCGCAGGCGGGTGATGATTGCGTACTTGCTCATGGCCGCGTTGAGAGCAGGAACAAAAACGCCGGCTTTAACGCCGGCGTTGGGGAGGATCTGCAGCAGTTGCTGCGCTGTAATCGTCATGCTTGATATCTCCAGTGATGATGGGGGTTAAAGCTGCACAACCTTGAGCGGCTTGGTTTCTTTCTTTTTCTTGCCTTTGGCTTTCGCCTTGCCCTTCTTGCCGCCGTTGCATTCGACCGTGGTGCTCCACCCGGACTGGGTAAACACCTGCTCGACCGAGTCCACCAGGTACTCGCCATCGAGGCCGACCTTGAAGCCCTGGGCATTGATCATGCGTTCAGCGAATAGATCGGTTCGGCCTGGCATCTCCAGGCGCACGCCGGCGGTGCTGCGGTTGAATGCCGCCAACCGCGCCTTGGCAGCCTGCTCGGCAGCGGACTTGTTCGGATAGATATGTCGGTCGGTGTGCACCGGCGGCAGGCCGTCCGGCGAGTCCTCGTTGCCCAGGTCGACGACCCGCAGCTTTCCGCTCTTCTTGTCCTGGTGCTTGGTCTGCACTGCCTTGTGGGTGCTTTTGTCCCCCAGGCGGAACTGATAGCGGCTCACGTCGCTGCGAGTAATGGTGACAGTGCCGAGGGACTTGCCGCTTGCGCTCTGACCGACCTGCCGGGGCAGCACAAGCAGTTTGCCGTCGGCCACCTTGGCCGTGCAGTCGTACTGCTTGGCCAGGCGGGTGATGAAGTTGAAGTCGGATTCATTGAGCTGATCGACCCGGGGCACCTTGGTGGTCACCGGGCACACCGGTTGCCAGCCATTGCGGGTCGCCACATCGCGCACGATCTGCTGCAGCGGGACGTTTTCCCAGCTCCCGCTGCGGGTGGTCTTGCCACTGCCGCGCATGTCGCTGGCCTTGCCCCGGATCTCGATAGAATCAGGCGGCCCCGTCACCACAACCTCGTCCACCATGTAGCGCCCAAGGCGGGTCAGTGACTGGCCGGCGTAGCCCATGAACACCTCGATGCTCGCGCCCCGGCTGGGCAGCGCCACCGCGCCGTCGCGGTCGTCGATGCGCAACTCAAACTCGTCCGACTCCATGCCGGGCTTGTCCGAGGTTCGCAGGGTCAACAGCCGGTCATTGATCAGCGCGGTGATGTTCTTGCCGTCCGCAACGATTCGGAACTCTGGTTTCATTGCTCATGCTCCAGAAATGGAAAACCCCGCACATCGCGGGGTCTGTAGGTGACTCTGACAATCAATCCCAGAGCAGCACGGAGGAATCGGTCTGGCTCGGCAGATCCGGCAGCACGATCAGCACCCCAGCCCGGAACGGCTGGGGTTCGTCGGCGAGCCCCTGGTTGGCATCCAGCACCGCTTCGACACTGCCATTGAGGTGCCCGTAATACTGGTGACACAGGGTGTCCAGCAGATCCCCGTCAGACGTTCTGCAGGTCGTCGCCATAGCTCACAAACTCCATTGAAAAGCCCTGCTTACGCGGGATGCCCCCGGCCAGCAGGTGGCTCTGTTCTTCCTCAAGGCTGGTCAGGCACCAGGTGCCCAGCACTTCGCCGTAGCCCGTGGTCAGACTCAGCGGCTGCAGGCGTCGCCCGATGCTGCGCAGTTTTTGCAACTGACCCAGTCCACCCTTGAACCCAGGAAACACCGCCCCCTTGAGGGTGATTTTGTCGTCGCCCTGCCCCACCGCCTGCTGCGCGATGCTGCGGGTCAGGCGTTCCTGGCCAGCCCAGCGGAACCCGGTCTGACGGCGCAGCTCTTCAAAGGCAGCGGTATCGAGGTTGAAGTAATACGGCTGTCCGCCAGCCTTCAGCGGATGGATGATCAGCAGGTGCGGGAACGGCTTCACCGCCTCGGCGGCAGGAGTACCCAGGCCGCCGAATGATCCAGTCGGGAGGATGTTGCCCAGGGAAGGACTGACCTGCCCACCGATCCGGTTGATCGCAGCACTGGCCTTGGCGGTCTGTTCCTGCAGCGTACCGAGCCGCTGCTGGATCTGCCCCGCCGCCGACACGGCCTGGCTGTACTTGGCCGCCACCTCACCGACCACGGACTGCGCGGCGGTGATGCCGCGCAAGGTCCGCTGCAGCTTTGCGCCCATCTCAGGCCCCACAAACGGGATGTTCTCCAGCTCCGAGGCGGCGCCGGTAATCTCGCTGATGGCTCCGTTCAGAGGGGTCAGCATGCCATCCGCACTGCTGCGGCCCGCCTCCCCCGCTTCAACCAGGGACTGAAACCCCGACTGCAGTTGCTCCATGTACGCCATGGCACCTCCTTAAACGTGTGGTTCATCCGACAGCTGACGAGCCGCAGCCTGGCGGCTGTACTCGTCGAACATCCGGCGCATATAAGGCTCAACCTCCCGGGCCACCTGAGCCGGGTCTTTAACGTCCCCCTGCACCGTGACCTGCAGGCTCGGCGAGAAAGCAAATTGCTGGTCGACCTTGGGTACCTGCTTCGCAGGCTCGGGCACCTTGAGCATTGCCGGCACAGCTGCCGACGGTGCGGCGGTCCCCATGGAGCGCACCACCTGCCCCATCATCGAGGGTGTCTGGCCGGTCTTGAACGATTTCGCGATGTCACCCAGGACCGGAGGAATGTCCTTCCCGGCGTTGACCATCATCAGCGGCCCCGCTGCCGGCATTCGCTTGAGCGAATCGTCGGAACCAAACATCGCTTTGCCGGCATATGAGCCCAGGGCATCACCCCCAAAGTAACCTACGGTTCCCCCGATGGCGGCACCGATAGCCCCGCCAATGGCCGTACCGAGACCTGGAACGACGGAACCGAGTGCCGCACCAGCGGCCAATCCCATTTTTGCCCCCACCAACGAGCCTGCTAAGCCCCCCGCCGCACCGCCATAACCTTCGGCCTTTTCATCACGGGTCTTGGCATTCTGGTAGGTGTCTGCAACCTTAAGACCGGAGCCCAACACCGACAGCAACCCCACCCCCTTAATCGCTGGCGCCAGTCCTTTGAACAGCGAACCTATCCCTTTCAGCGCCGTAGACCCTATGCTCGCCGCGCCCTTTGCAACACGCCCCACACCGCGATGGCTAAAGACATTCCTGAGCGCCTGACCGACACGGCCGAGCCGCCCCGTACTGCCTGCACGGCCTCCTTTACCGCCTTTTCCGCCTTTCTTGTCCTTGCCACCGTCGAGGTCGTAATCGCTACCGCCGCCCCCCAACCCGCCGGCGTTGGTGACAAACACTCGCTGGATCACGTTCGGGTTACCCATCAACGAGCCTCGGGCCACATTGAGCATGCCCTTGCCGATCTTGAAGGCGTTGACCGCGAGCCCCAGGGCACTCAGCCCTGCGGCAACAGCGGTAAAACCTGCAATAACGGGGGGATATTTATCAGCGAGACCGGCCAAGGCATAACCCACTTTTGCCAGGCCGTCCGCGACACCATCTGTCAGCGGACGCAGCGCATCACCGATGCGGGTCATCGAGGCTTCCATACTGCTCTTGACCATCGACCACTTGGCGTTTGAAGTCTCCCGCGCCTTGTTCGCGTCCTGCTCGATCTTGGCCTGGCCATCGGTCTCCTTGATGGTGGTCATGTCCTCCTTGATCGTGCGGCCATACTTGATCTGCGCCAACAGACCGGCGCTCGCACTCTTGTCGCTGACGATACCGACCAAGCCAGCCGACTCCAGCAGTGACGCCATGGCCTGGGCTTCCTCGGCACTACCGTCCGCGCTTTCGCGAATGCGTTTTTTGAGCGCGTCAACTTCCTTGGCTCTGGATGGGTCCTGCTTCCTGAGCAGTACATCGCTCAGCCTGATAAAGGCATCGACCGGGTTGTCGGCCTTACCGTTTCTGGTGTTCTCAGCAAGAGACCCCACCAAGTCGATTCCCTCCTTGGCGAATCGATCTTGACTGGTGCTACTGATGATCGCGCTCAGCAGGTTGTCCATATTGGTCGCAGCAGCGGCCGCGTCCTGGGTCTGCTTGTATTGCGACTGCAAACTGGCACCCAAAAAGCGCACCGCTTCGGGCCCCTCCATGCCCAATGTTTTGATGGTACCCAGCAAGCTCGGCATGTACTTGGCCATGTCCTTCGGACCAAACGCACCAATGTCGCCAGCGGCTGCGACTTGCCCCAGCATCGCGCCCATCTCTTCCTTTTTAACGCCAGCCTCCTTGAACGCGCTAAACAGCGTGGCAATGGTTTCGGCCTCCATACCCTGGCCATCGACCAAGTCCGCGATCAGCGGCGAGTAGTCAACCGACTCCTCCCACTCGATCCCCTTTTCAATCAGCCCACCCACGGCCTTGGCCAAAGCTTGTTGGCCCATCCCTTTCTTCGCCGCGACCTCAGAGATCTTGTCCGCCATCTGTTTTTCGGCGTCGGTGCCGGCGGTGTGGGCCCACAAGGCCATCTGCCGGATCTGAGCCTGATAGTCACCCGATATCTTGGTGGGGATGGCCACCATACCGACCCCGGCCACCGCCTGACCGATACCGGATTTAAGACCCTCCTTGCCCTGCTGGATCTGGGTGTACCCCAAAGCCTTCAGTTCAGCACCACGGGCGACCTTTCCCAGAGCCTGATACTCCTGGCGCAACTTGTGCACCTGGATACCTTGCTTCTGCAGGGTGCTCAGATTGCCCTCTAGCTTGCGCAGCAATCCGTCCGCCGATGCCGCGCCGGTGTCGTGGGCTTTCTTCCACTCGTCCCGCAAACGCATGGTTTCGCCGATGGTGTTCTTCAGTACCTTGGCCTTGTTGCCTTGTTCCTCCAGCTTCTTGATCCGGCCCTCAACCGTCTTGAAAGCAGCCCCCACCGTCGAACTGACGGCGCCGCCGATCACCAGCCCCAACGCCAGCTTGCTTGCCATCTGATCCCCCTACGCCCGAGTTGAAGGGCTCAGTCCGTGAGCCACCAGACCATGTCGGAAAACCTCATGGTCATGATTTCCTCGGCGGAGAAATGCAGCTCGCTCGCGAGCCGCTTCGCCGCCATCTTCATCACCGCCGGGTCAAAGTTCGTCGTCTTGCACCAGGCGAAAATACCCGGCCTGCAGGCGCTGATAATCCTTGAGGGTCATGCCCTCCAGATCCTTGGCGCCGACCTCGGCCAAGCTGGAGAACAGCATGAGTTCGCGTTGTTCGTCGTCACTGCCGGCGGCAGTGTTAGCGGCGCGCACATCGCGCACGGTGGGTGCGCGCAGGGTGACCTTGTCGCAGACCACGCCATTCATCTCCACCGCCTTGGTGAGGGTCACGACCACGCTCTCGGCGCTCAGGGTCATCCAGGCCGGTGTCTTTTTCGCTACTTGAGTCATGGGGTTTTCCTTACAGGCCAAGGGCCGAACGTTGCGCGGCGAGCTGGTCGACGCCGTTGATCACGCGCTTCATGCCCAGCGCATCGATCTCATAGATGAGGCGGCCGTCGACTTCGAGCTTGTAGTAAGTCAACGCCACGTTGTGCTTGATCTCGGCTTTGTCGCCAGCCTTCCAGTCGCCCATGTCGACCTCCTTGAGCATGCCGCGCAGGGTGACGATCACCGGGGTGACCTTGCCCTTGAGGCCCTTGAAGGCGCCCCGGAACACGCCATTGAAGGCGGTACCGTCGGCCAGGCCGAAGAGCTTCAACGACTCGCGACGCACGCCGGTGGTGGTAAAGCCGGCTTCTTGTTTTTCCATGCCCATGTCCAGCTCCACCGGCAGGTCCATACCACCGGCCCGGTGCTCCTCGGTCTTGAGCGTGAGCTTGGGCAGGGTCAGGCTTGGGACATCGCCCTGGAAGCTGATGCCATCGGCGAACAGGTTCATGTTCGCCAGGGTTTCGGGAATCATTGCCATTGCTGCGGCTCCTTAAGCGGCGGAATCGAGGACTTCGGTCAACCACTGGTTGGTGACCTCGACACGGAAGTTGGGGTTTTCGGCGGGCGGCACGTCGGTAAAGCGGATATTCCAGTACACCTTGCCCTGCTCCAGCTGGCTGGCGGTGTTGAGTTCGGTGTCCGCGTAGACCTCGAAATTGATAACCGCGCCCTGGTTCTTCAGGTCGCGCATGAACGCCTGCAGGCCCTCGGTCACGTCCTTGACATAGGTGGCGGTGATCGAGCGGTCGACCGCCCACTTGTGCCCGTAGAGGATCGCGTCCATGACGATGTCCATTGTCCGCACCCGCGTGACAAACGCCCACTTCGGATCACTCGACAGCGTGCGGTTACCCCACAGGCGGAAGCCCGCGTCTCGAATGATCGTGGTGATGTTGGCGTTGTTCAGCAGGTTGGCCCGGCAAGTCTCGTCGCCGTCGAGGAACTCAATGGGGCGCGTGGTACCGGTGAGGCCGACAAACTCCTTGTTCGACGGCGAAGCCCAGAAGCCGTACTCGTTGTCGGTCCAGGCGAACAAGCCCGCTGCCCAGGCCGAGGCCGGCGCATCGACGGTCACGCTCTCGCCGGTGTCCCAGTATTGAATGCCCGGGTCGACCAGATAGGCCCGCTTGGCGCCGAAGTTCTTGGCGTACTCCATGGCCGCCTCGTCGGTGGTGTTGGGGCCGTCGAGGATGGCCAGGCCGCGCAGCTTGTCGGCCAGGGCCACCAGGGCTGTGCCGACCGGCAGATTGGCGCTGTGCTTGGGGGTCACCAGCAACCGCGGCTGGGCGTTGAAACGGCTCTTGCCGTCCAGCAGCGCCTGCAGGCCGGTACGCTTGCCGCTGGCCAGCACCCCGCCGATGATCGCGGAGGTCTGCTGTGCGGCGTCCTGAACCTTGGCCACACCGCATGCAACGATCACCGCCTTGGCGCGCTGATAGATGGCCTTGCACGCCTTGGTGATGGCCGCATCCGGGCCCCAAGCGGCAATGGCCTCACGCTCGTTGGTGATCAGCAACAAGTCGTTGGCCTTGGCGCTGAAGTCGGGGCCTTCGGTGAAGGTGTCCACCAGGCCGATGATCGAGGACGACGGCAGCGAGATAGTCCGCGTGCCGGTGTCCACATTGGTGACGGTAACGCCGTGAAAGAAACCACTCATGGATAAGCTCCAGAAATGAAAAAGCCCCGCATGAGCGAGGCCGTGGGAGGAACAGGCGCCGAAGCGCGGGAAAGAAAACGCCCCGTCGGTGCGGGGCGTTTACTCGGTTTGCTCGGCGATCCAAGGTGGTGCCACCGGGCGGTGCTCGATCTGCGGAAAGTCCGAAGACTGTGGCCAGTCTCGAAGAGCCTGAATGTAGCTCAGCAACCCCTTGAACTGCTCCGCATCAATGCTCGTCGGGGCTTCGATTTCAAGTTGATCCCGGTGCCGCTCGCGCAGCCACATGACAGATGCCAATTCTGCATCGCGCCACTGGCGTTCCTGTGCTGCTGGATCCGGAAGCACCTCGGGGGCATCGATAAGATAGGGCAAACCCTGTGCATCGTGAGCACGGACCATCCCAGGGGCCGGGTTAGCGATCACCGATAGATAGAGCGCTTCGGGAATTTCAACCGCGTCGCCTGGAATCGCTGTATGCAGCCCACGCAAGTAAGTTGTTTGAGTCGTCTTGCTATAGAACCTGTTCATGCCAATACCCCAAAATTTTATCGGCCGACTGCAAAGTACTTCGGAGTTACGTTCCCCGTCCCGCCGCTATTGAATAGATTGCAAAACGCTCTGAAACCATCCTTTGTTTCAGAGTGAGTCTGAACCATGCTGTCAAAGTTTCCTGTCGCCGCGTGCGCAGTCGAAGCGATAACAACAAAGCATTCAGACGGAAACGATATTGGGAACGAAATGAGCTGTGCATCTGCAGCAGAGTTTCCACCAGCCTGCGGGACGCCAGTACCCCACTGAAAAACAAGACCGCCAAGCCAGACCGGGAAAGCAATGTAGCCGTTTGCCGCGAGACTTATAGCGAAGCCGAGGCGTAGCTTTTTCGGCGTAACCATTACCGAGTCGTTTGCGCTATCGAGCATTTGTGCAGCCGTGCCAACCTTTGCCGTGCCCTGATTGACCTCGGTCGCCTGGGCTGCCAGAGAGGCCAGAGCTGCAACGTCAATGTTTCCTTGGTTGATCGGAGCGTTCCAGGCCTTGATGCACCACATGACCGATAAGTTGCGTGGCCGAGTTTCGCCCCCCCCTGTTTTCTTAGTCGGGTTGTCATAGTTCATAACCGGGCCACCATAATCGGCATAAAGAAAGCTGCCTATAGTGGTGCCACCAGTGTCTGAGTTAGGTACTCCGTGATCATGAGACTTCAACTCATCAGTTTGATAGCTTCCTAGCGCCCGGCCAGAATCCACACCGCGCCCATGGTCCCAGCCACGCAAAAACTCACCCCGGGAATCAGGTAGCCGGAAGTTACCAGCACCCTCGTCGCCCTTGTTGAAGGTAGTCCCCAGGTAAGCCGCCAGATCTGGATAAGCAGCACTGCTCTTCACACTGCCATCGATCTCAAGGAACCCCGGCGGCACGCTGGCTCTGGGAAACGCCACCATCGAGCCCACCGGTAACGACGACGCCTGGGCAACCAGGGCCTCGATCTCAGCCTTGGTGTAAGTGTCGGTAATGCCATGCCCGGCCAGGGTAGTCGGATTGGTCCCGGCAATCACCCGACCGTACTTGTCGACTGTGATGTTGGCATAGGAGCCCGCGCTGACACCGGTTCGCCCGATGGCCATCTCGAAGGCCAGCGGCGTGGTGCCGAGGACAATCGGCCCGTCGGTGACCAACTGCCAGACGCTGTCGCCGTTGACCGTGCCTGTCTCGATGCTGACGAATAGCCCGGGGGTGACCTCCAGACTGGTGTCAGCATCCTGGGCACGTTTCCAAACGCCCGTCGACGACACGACATACAGCCCGTTGTCCTTGGCCTGGGTCTGGTTTTTCACCAGCACCCGGGCATCGGCCGGCAGCAGTACGCCGTCGATGGTCTGAATCCCGCTCAAGGCGATGTTGGCGGTGGTGGCCACCAGCGCCGAGTGTTTGAAGTCCAACTTGGCCAGAGCCTCGATCACGGCATTGTCGACGTATTCCCGCGTGGCCAGGACCACCGCGGGGTCGATCTTCAGCACGATCTGCGCGGTGTTGGCAACGATGAAGTTCATGCGAATAACCTGGGTCTTGCCGGTGCCCTGGGCCAGCAAGGGCTTGAAGCTCGGCGCGCAGTTGGCCACCGCCACCAGATCACCATCGGCATCGAACAGGCCGATCTCCCGAATCCAGCGCCCACCCACATCGGACGGGATCACCTGCTCGGTGATGATGATGTTCGGGTTCGCCGGGTCAGTGCGTACCTGGTTGACCGGAGCCCGGCGCCATTCGTTGATCAACTTGGTCTGGGTACGGTTCGGGATAGGGTCGGTGCCGTTGGCATCCCCTACCGCCATCTCCTTGAAGGTCCAGGGCACACCGAGCGCCGTAGCGTTGGCTTGTTTGGCCTCGCCTACCGCCGTGAGGATGGCGAAAAACTGACTGTTGGAATCGATCATGGGTACACGTCCAGGGTGTCTGTTTCATCAATGCACACGACCTGGCCATAACGGCCGGTCACTTCGATATCGCGGGGTGTCGGAGGGTAAACGTCGATCACTTCGCCCTGGTCCACATAGGCGCCGTAGCCGATCACCCCTGAGGTTTCCAGGCTGATGGCCAGGCCGGTCATGTGCCGGCTGACGGGCTTGGCGTCGTCGATCAGCCGGGTCAGTTCCTGATACATCTCCTCGGTGATGCCGGTATCCAGCACGCCGACTTTCAGGGCAAAGGTGGCCGGTTCACCGGCGGGCACCGTCTGCCACCACTCGACCACCTCGATCAGGTAGCCCAGCGGCTCCACCACCCGGCGCAGCGCGCCGATGGTGCCCTTGCGGGCATGGATGAAGTGGGCCGCCCTGATAGCGTTGCGCTTGACCGTCTCGGACCAGCGCGGGTCCCAGCGATCCACCGACCAGGCCCAGGCCAACTGGGGCAGCAGATGCACCGGACAGGTCGCGGGGTTGTACAGGGTGCGCAGCACAATAGAGGTGTCGCCGGCGTTCGCAGCCTCAAGGGCCCTTTCCAGCGGCGTACTGTTGATCGGCAATAGGCTGGTCATGTCAGCCTCCCAGCGTGACGCTGTAGCCGGTGCAGTACGCCGCCTGCGCCCGGGTCGGGGCAATGTCTTGCCACCCTGGCAACTCGACCCGGGCCACGCCAGGCACATGCAGTTGCGCATCAATGGCCGAACGGGCCACCTCGATGCCCAGGCGCCGACGTGGGTTGACCCAGGCGGCCAGCTTGCGCTCAGCCTCAGCCAACGCGGCATCACTCTCCGGCCCCGGGCCCTTCATGTGCAGCACCGCATCAATGCGGTACGGCAGCACCTGGGCACTCTGCACCGTGACCCGATCCCCCAGCGGCCGCACGTCCTCATCATTGAGGGCTGCCACGACTGTCGCCAGCAGCTCGGGAGCGGCCGCGCCGTCGCTTTCCAGGCTCAGCACCGTGACCGTCACACAAGCCGGTGACGGGCTTTCGGCCTCGGCATCGGCCACCAGCGCCGAGGCATTGCGCGCATGCAGGATGTAGCTATTGCGCGGGCCCGCCGTGGTCAGCCCCTCATAGGCCAACTGAACACGCTCGCGCAGTGCGTCGTCAGCTTCCTTGACCTCCTCCACCGGCGGCACCGCCTGCGAATCACCGGCCTGGATCACCAGGCGCTGCAAGTTCACGTTGGCGGCCAGGTGATCCAAATCAGAGCCCTTGGCATGGGCCAACAGCAGCGCCTTGGCAGCATCGTTGACCCGGGCCCGCAGTTGCATATCCCCGTAAGCCGACAGCTCCAGCTGCTTGGTGACCGGGTCGCTCTCCAGGTCAGCGGTCCAGTTCTCGCCCATGTGCAGGCGAAAGGCCGCCAGCTTGCTCTGATACAGTGCTTCAAAGTCCAGGGCTTCCAGCACCTGCGGCGCTGGCAGTACCGACAAGTCCAGCATGCTCATGCCGTTACCTCCAAAACCGCGTTATTACCCAGGTACTGGCCGACCAGCTCGAAGCTGATCTGGCCACCCACAACCGCTACCACCCGCACCCGCTCCAGCTTCAAGCGTGGCTCCCAGCGCAAAAGCGCCCGGGCCACCTCGGCCTGCACCGCGCTTTTCCAGCCGCCGGTCACTGGCAAGTCGACGTATCGGCGCAGGTTGCTGCCGTACTCCGGCCGCATCCGCCGGCTGCCCAGCGGAGTGGTCAGGATGTCCTCGATGGACTGCCGCACATGCTCGATGCCCGACAGCGGCTGGCCGGTGCGGCGATCCATTCCGATCATCGCGCTACTCCTGCTGCAGATCCGGGTGCTTGCTCAGGTACTCCCGCGCGGCGCTGTCTCCAGCGTCAGCGGATACCCGCCCCTGGACCACGGCCAACTGGCGGCCGTCCGGCAGGATCAGCACCCGGGAGGTGTAGAGGGTGTCTCGGAACACCGCAGGGCCAGCACTGGCCGATTCGACGGTGAGTCTCTTGGGGGTGGACATGCTTTTCTCCAGGTACAAAAAAGCCGCTTTAAGCGGCTCGGGTTGAGTAAGAGTTGCAGGGGAATCATTGCGACGGCGCCGTTCCCCCAGGGCCCGGCATCACTCCCAGGTGGGTATGAGTCGATCCAACGTTAACCCCGTTGTGCTTCAAGCTCGCGCCGTTGATTTGCACTTCGCCATTCAAGGTGATCTGCCCGGTTAGCGTGATGGTGTCGGCCTTGCCTGTAATGCTGCTATCCGTCACCACCGCCGAGCTGCCGCCGACCTGAATGGTCACCGTGCCGCTGGGCAGGTTGATGCTGTAGCTTTTGGCCTGCCAGTCGTAGATCAGCGAACCGCCATCGTCGAAGCGCCAGACCTCGACGTGGTCGCGGTTATCCGGCTGCGCACCGGCGTTGCCGTACAGACCAGGGACGAAGGTGCCTTGTGCTGGCTCGCCACTGGGGCTGATCAAGGCCCCCTGCTCACCCAGACTCGGCGCCCGCCAGTGCCGAGCCTTACCGGCGGCCTGGCTGTGCCAGCGGACCCAGGCGCTGGTCCAGCCGGCGCCGTCAGACACTCGCACCGTCCCACCAGCGAGATCCACAGCGACCACACTGCATGGGATGATCAGGCCCGCGATCATGCGGTCATGTGCAGCTGCAACGTAGCCGCTCATGGCTGGACCTCGACACGGACACCCGGGGCATCCTCCCCGAGGTTAAGTTCAAGGACACCCGCCGGCTGATTCGGCCACGGCCATTCCTCTTTGCCGAGGTATATCCCCTGGGTCCACTCCACGACCCAGACCGCGTACCCATCCAACTCGGGACGTGTCCAGTCCTGGGCCGACCGCACAAACTCTGCAGCGGCCACCTCGACACCCCAGGTTTGCATGCGCAACAGCACCGCAATCTGCGAAGCAACGAAGGCCGCTTGCTGCTGACACTGGGGTAGTTCAGATCCCACGATTACTCGCGCCTCAAAGCGAGCCTCCAGTGCCGTTTCGCCGGTCATCTGATCGCTACCTGGCTCCAGCTCCACCAACTCAATCACCACCGCCGGGATCGCCACACGATCCAACAGATCGGGCATGACCGCGACATAGGCCAAGCCCTGGATGGCATCGCGAATATGTTGCTCTATCGCGCAGTACAACTGGTCCAGGCTGAAAGGTTCATCAGGCACGTTTGCCACCTCGCAGATACTTCTGCAGCTCAAAGTTCAGTTCCTGTTCGAGGATTTCCAGCAGCCTTTCATCAGCCCGCTTGACCCATTCATCAAAGATCGGCCGCACGTCATCCAGCGACACCTTGGCCTTGGCCAGGGGGAAGCGGTTGTCGTTCTCGTTGATGAAGCCTGAGCGCCGCTTGCCCTCCCGTGTTTCGGGGTAGTCGCTCGGGTCGAAGTGCTTGCTGCCAGTCCGAATCCAGATATCGGCCTGGCTGCCATAGACCTTCTTGAAGAAGGCCCCCTGATAGCGCCGCCCCGCGACCGACACACCCGACCGATTCTGGCGGGCTCGACCGATCCGGCTCGACTCAATCGGGTTGATGCCGAACCAGAGCTTGCCCTGTCCGTTGCTGTTGATGGGGTAAGCCCGCAAACGCTGGCGAACAGCTCCGACCGCAATGCGCTCCTTGCTGCTGACAGCCCTGGCGATGTAGGTCCGCAACCAACGCAAGGTTTTGTTTATCGCCCGGCGCTGGGCCGCTGCCGCTGCCTTGGGCACCACGGCCGCAAAGTCCTTGAACGCCTGCATATCGACGGCCGAGGGCTGCAGCGTGATCATGCCTTTGCTGGCCGATTGCCGTGCGTAGCTGCCGATGCTCATGGATTGATCCTCAGAATGAGACTGACCAGGCCATCGCCTCCTGGCTCAATCAGAACCAAGGTGTACAGGCCACCTCCATCGTGCGCGGGCAGATCGATGCGCACCTGCTGACGTACCTCTACCCCCTCGGCATCCGATACACGGATCACCAGATGTGGCTCGCGCAGGCCCGTATTCATCTTGCCGAGCTTGGGTTGCAGCCAAGGCGCCGAGAACATCCCCAGCACCTCGCGCCCTTCGATGTAGGCCGTATCCCCCAGCGCCTCGAACACCGCATCGTCAACATCGGCGACCAGCTCGCGAATGCCCACGGCTACATCTCCAGCAGGATCTGCGCCAATGGCCGCGTGCACAGGTGCAGCGGGTTGGACTGCGCTTCGCCGGCCATGCCCTTGCCGAACGGCATCGGCTCGATCTTGCTGTAGTACGGCAGGCCCTCGGTGTTGACCGTCTCCATGTAGTCGGCCGGGGCAAACACCGAGATGTACAGATCCGGTACGCCCTCGGGAATCAGCAGCGCCTTGTCGTCATGAACAAAGGAAGCCCCAGCAACCTTGCCGCGATAGCGCTCCCAAACGATGCCACCGAACTCGAAGCTCTCGCGGGCATCACCCCGCAGTGCTGCAGCCTGCTGGGTGTTGAGGAAGGTTTGCTTGACCTTCTCGTGGACGATCAGCTTGTTCCAGAAGTTCTTGCCACAGAAAGCTCGTGCTCCGGTGCTGGTGATACTGCCCAAGGCATCCTCTTGCAGGTCCAGGGCCTCGCCGCATTTGACGCGGATTTCAGTGGCAGGGTCGTTGAGCCCCATCGGCATCTTTTTGCGAGTCACCCCAAAGGTCTTGTAGATGTCCAACAGCACCGTTTTGCCGTCCGCATCGAGGATCTGGCCGTTCAAGGCACCCATGCGCTGGAATTCGTGGGTGGCGTCCAACTGTCGACGGCACTTGGCCAGGCGTTTGTTAACCACGTCCTGCACCGACTGCAGCTCACTGCGGGTACCGAAAGCGCGGATGCCCTGGATCTCGTCGGCCTTGATGGCAAAGCGTTCCGGCAGGTGCACGGTGTTAAACGGGATCAGGTTGCGCTTGCTACCACCGACCACCAGGCCCGAGGTGCCACGCTCGCCCGCAGGGACCAGGGCTATGGTGTCGCCGTCCTTCTCGATCTGCACTGTCAGGGTGGTAATACCCTGCTCCTGAAACAGGCCCAGGCCGCTTATACGACCCGGGAGATACTCCTGATCGTTGATCGCCGCCGTCAGCGAAGAAACAGAAAACGCGTCGTCGTTGAAAATCTCAATGTCAGCCATGAAGCAATCTCCAGAAAGCAAAAAACCCGCAAAGGCGGGCTCGGTAAACGAGGGTGAATCGTCTTAGCGGACGATCACGAAATGAGTCGCCAGGGCCTTCTCGGCGGCTGGGTCCAGGCCGATCAGGTGCGCTTCGCTGACCTCGGCCAAACGCACCACAGCGCGACCGCGACGAACCACATCCGACTCACCCAAGGGGCCATAGAGAATGGCCTGGGCGTTTTCGCTACCGTCCTCGGCGGTCGGTTTGTAGGGGGCAAACTCACCGGTAGCCACCACCAGGCCGAGGATCTGCCCCGGCTCCAGAGCTGGGCCCGCCGCCACGTTGATGGCTTCGCGGGAAATGGTGCCGGCCCCTTCGGACAGCAGGAATTCACCCGCATGCATCGGCTCACGTTGAATGGTCATGGTCTAGCTCCTTTTGCGGATGGGTTTCGTGCGGCCTGGCGAGCGGCCCAGATGGAGGGCTGATCAATCTGTTTGGCCTGCACTTTGGGTGGTGGATCTGCTTCAAGCGGCAGACTGTTGTCGATCTCGAAACCCTTGCCGCTGCCCACCAGCTTGTCGAACAGCCGCGCCCGCACAGCGGCAGCATCCAGACCGGCCGCCACATACTCGGCACTGAACTCAGGCAAACGGGCGGCCACGCACAGGTCGTTGATGGCTTTGGCCCGGGTCAAACCCGCCTGGACAACGGCCTCGCTTTCCAGCTGGGTGGACTTCAACAGTGGCTCGATCAGGTTGCTGATACCGGCAGCCGTGCAGCGCTGGGTGACGAGCAGCGCAAGCTGTGCGGCATCCACCACCGGAGCCGGCTCTGGCGGATCGGCTGGCACCTGCGGATCTGGCTGCGGCGCTTCATCCAATTGGGCCAGCAGCTCAGCCGGCGCATTGTGAAAGCGTTGCAGCGCCGCGCCCTGGCCCAAGCAAGCTTTGACCGTGACACCGTCGCCCACCTCGTCCGCCAGGCCCAGGGCAACCGCCTCGTTCGCCGTCAGCCACGTTTCGGCATCAACGAGGCGCCGCAGCTCCTCTTCATCGATGTCCGGTGCCTTGGCCTTATAGGCGGCGATGATGGCTTCCATGGTCTGGTCGAGCACCTGGGCCACTTTGCGAAAGTCCTCGGCATCGCCCGAGGCGTAGGTCCAGGGGTTGTGAATCATCAGCATGGCATTGGCCGCGATCACCACCCGGTGAGCGCCGCACACTGCCACGCTGGCAGCACTGGCGGCCAGGGCGTCGATACGGCCGGTGCAGCGCTCCCCCAACCGCGACAGCGCGTTGTGAATGGCCAGGCCGTCGAACAGGTCACCGCCTATGCTGTTAAACGCGGCGATCACCGGAGACGCCCCGTCGTCCAGGGCCCGCAGATCCTGCACAAACTGATTGGCCGTCACGCCCCAGGTACCGATCTCGCCATACACGAAGACTTCAATGCTGCGCTGTTCGGCTTCGCCGCTGGCCCGCAGGGTGTACCAGGATTGGTCCTTGACCGGCACCAGCTTGCCGGCCTTGTCGTAAACGCGCACCTGCGCTTTCTTGCTCATGGTTGCTCCTTGTCGTCGACAGGATCGACGACTTCGTGAGTTCTGTAGTTGAGTTTTAGGCGCTCGGCCCTTTCCTGATCCGCCGCGTTCTCGGCGTCGACCGTTTCCGCGTCGTAACCCGTGCGCAGCACCATCTCGCTGCGCGAGGCAAAGCCGGCCTGCACCTCCATGCGTCGGGCTTGAACGTCCTGCACTGGCTGGATGTAAGCCCAGCCTTGAGGCACCCAACGGGTACGCAGGTAATCACGGCGCCGTTGCGCGTAGTCCTCCAGCTGCAACGCGCCCGAGAGCACGGCCATATCCATCCAGGCCGCCCGGACGGGGCGGCACAGCTGGTGCACGTAAACGCCAAACTGCAATTGCTCCAGGCGGCGCCGAAACTCGTTGAGCACCACCCGCAGCGCCCGGTCGTTGATCTCGCGCATGTCGCCCGTGAGGATCTCGTAGGGCGTGCCGGTACCCGCTGCGGCAGCCATCAGTTGCTGGCGCATGAAGTCGGGGTAGTTGTTACCCGCGTCCGGCGGCTTGGAAAACTCGACCTCCTCACCTGGCCCCAGCTCCTGCATCGTGCCCGGCTCCAGCGCCACCATCGGCGTGAAGCCATCGCGGTCAGTCGTCAGAGGGTGGCCGGTGACTGGATCTCGCGGTGGCGGACCGGTCTCGGGCGTCGGCCGCGAGATGAAACCGGCGAACAGGTTCGCCACCTCCTGCCGGAACAACACCGCGTCATCGTAGTTGTCGAGGCTGCGCAGGCGCTTGAGCACCGGCGACAAACGCGGAACACCGCGCAACTGGCCCGGCTCTATCGGTTCGAAGATGTGCAGCACCTGGGACGCTGGCACCCGTACCAGCTGGTTGTAACCGCCGTTCAACGACGAGGCGTCCCCCGGGTGCGAGCGATACATCCAGTACGCCACCCGTTTGCCCGTGGCGTTGAACTCGATCCCGGCTCGAATGACATTGCCGTCGCGGGTGCTTTCAAACTTGTCATGAGGCACGAACTCCGGCGCCAACAGTTGCAATTGCAGCGGCACCGCCAAGCCTTCGTTCAGACTGCGAGGACGCAGGCGCACAAAGCACTCGCCCGACGTCTCGACCGTTCGAGCCGCCAGGGCCTGCAGGCCATAGAAGTCGGTCAACTCGTCGGCGTCCGACTCATCCACCCAGTCCTCCCACAGCTCCTGCAGCAGCTTGCGCAAGTCGTGGTCATCCGTCCGTGGCCTGGGGTTGATCCCGGTGCCGATCAGGTTGCTGACCCGCTTGTCGATCACGTTGAACGCATACGGGTCGTTGCGCACCGCCGCCCGCGAGCGCGAGCGCAGGTTGCGCAAGGCCGGGGTGTTGATGGTGTTGATGCCGTTGTCGGGGGCATCCCAGCCCGAGGAACGGCGCCCCTCTCCGGCGCCCTCGTAACTGGCCTTGATATTGGACGGCAGCAAGAAACCGTTACGGGTCAGCGTCGGAAAGTGGCGAGCCATTACAGTCCCTTGCCTCCATGGAAAAGTCGGATCACGCGGGCGCGTGGTCCGGCGGCTGCACTCAAGCTGCCCCGGATCTCCTCGCGGGCCCTGAGCAGTTCATCCACCGTGCGGTACTCCACGGTGCGGTCGCCATAGCGCACGGTTTTTTCACCGCGAGCGATAGCGCCCTCGATAGCGTCGAGGTGTTTCTGGGTAAAGGACATATCAGCGTCTCTTCAGATAGCCGCTAGTAGACATACGGCGTTGAGGGGGTGGAGCGGCTGGCCGGGGCATGACCACTGGTGCGGTCGGCTGAACTATCGGTTCAACGACTGGAGCAGGTTCTGACTCATCAGAAACAGACTCCACCTGCGCAGGTGCAGCGGTTGCCACTTCATCGAACAGCCCGGACTGGGCCATGGCCTGCCGCACGCGGTCCCAGTCAGATTCGAGATAGCGATTGATGCCCAGGTAATGTGCCATCGCCAGGCAGTACACCATCAGGTCGAGCGCCTCGTTCCGGTCGGCCTTGCCCTTGACCCACTCGATGCGTTTGTGGCCTTTGACGTAGCGCGCCACCTTGCTTTCGGCCACACACTGGTCGAAGAACTCGTCGGGCAAATCATTGGCAAAGTGCAAAGCACCCGGCCCGTTCTCGAAGGGATAGCGGTTGTAGATCCAGTCCTTGGCGGTATCGGTACCGACAAACCACAGCTCGGCACCGTTGCGTTCGGTCTGGCCCTTCCAGGTCACGTCCACCATCGACGGCCGCTGCGCAATCACCGGCCGGCCTGGCTTGCTCGCGCCCTTGATGGCGAAGACGTTGCGCCAACGACGGAGCCGACAGAACTGATAAACCTCATCCGTGTGATGGCCGCCCGAGTCGACGCCAGCGGCAAGGATTGCCAGACCAACGCCGCAGGGGTGCCGGTAACGCGCCTTGAGTTTTTCATCCAGCACCGCCCAGGTCTGTTCGTTCGCCGGGTCGCCCCAGATCACCTGATGGTCGATCACCCAGCGCTCCATGCCGACACCGAAGCCCATCACCATCAGCTCCAGGCGGTTGGCCTGAACGTCGACCGAAGCGGTCAGCATCAGCACACCGGCTGGCATCGACCCGAGGCAATAGCTTTCAAGCCGTGCCCGATCCCGCAGCACATGGGCCTTGGTCTGCTCTTGAGCGCTATCCCACACCTTGGCAAGCCGGGTGTTATAGAACACCTGCATCGGCTCCAGATCGCCCTTGACCTGGGCTTTCTTGGCCTTCTCGAACTGCCGCGCCAGCGTGCGCCAGTCCATCCAGCCAGGTGGCGAGTACAAGGCGTTGAGGTGGAAACCTACCGTTTCGCCATCGCCCTGGGCATGCGAACGCCACTCGCCCTGGGCCAGCATCCAACCCTTGTGATGCTCCTCGATCAGCACGTCACACTCAGGCCCGGCACACTGGTAATGCGCCATGGTGAAGTCCGCCGAGTACAGCAAGCGCTCCCACTCCAACACCTGCCGGTGCCCGCAATGCGGACAGGGCACGTAGTAGTAACGTTGGTCGCTGGACTCGAACAGATCGCTGATCCGCGAGGCCCCCTTGATCGTGGGCGAGCTGGAGAAATAGAACTTGGCATTGCGGCCGAAGGTACTGCCCCGGGTTTCCGCCAGCTCGATGGGATCGCCCTCCTCACCGACGTCCACTTCCCAACGGTCCACCTCATCACCGTACACATAGCGAGCCGACAGCTCCGCCAAGTTGGCCGCAGACCCCGCCGTCGTCACGTACAGCGACCCGCCTTCAAACTCCTTGGTGTCCATGGTGTTGCGCGAGTCCCGCGAGCGGCTGGACGCCACCCGTTCGCGCAGCACAGGCGTGGCCTTGATGGTCTTGCCGATCCGTGAAGATACCCGCTTGGCCAGGCCCAGGCTGGGCAGCAACGTCAGGATGTTGGACGGCGCCATGTGGATCAGGCCGCCAATCCAGTTCAAGGCGATCTGGGTTTTCATCAACTGCGAGGCCACCATGGTGACCACCCGCTTGCACGGGTGAGCCGGTGACAGGCAGCGCATGGGCTCCCGGGCATAAGGGGTGCGAGAGGTGCGGTATTGGCCGGGCTCCGCTGCGCCAGTATCACGCGGGATGCGCATGTGTTCATCGGCCCACTCATCAATCCACACATCTGGGTCCGGCATCAGCCCACGGAAATAAGCCTCGCTGTACACCTCGGCACCGTCAGGTCTGCCCGGGGTCATCGATCACCTCCCAATTGGAATCAAGCGTGTGCCCAAGTTTTTCGCGTGACATCCGCGTGGCCTCGTCGAGCCGGAGCCGTAGAGCGGCACTCAGGTGTCGCTCGATCTCCCAGGGATCAGTCATCGAGGCCAACTCTGGGGCCAGTTGCGGCGGCATACCCATCAGCGTGTCGCGCAACATGCGACCCACGCTGTGCGCGCCCGACCGCACTACCGCGACATCCACCAGAGAGCCCTGCGCCTTGTGAAACTCAATCTCCGCCAGCTGGGCCAGGTAGTGCTCCCGGTGCGCCCTGGCCTTCTGAAAGTCCGCAGGCTTGCCTGAGCCGGTAAGGGGCTGCGGCGGCGCAGCCGTGGAAGTCGGCTCGGCCAGGGGGGATAGTTGGCTATGAACGTCGCGCTGTATCCGCTCCTGTTGGTGGCGAGCGGCAACACCGGCCTTGCTAGGGTCGGCGGTTTCGAGGATCAGTGCCTCGGTGGCCTGCACATCGACCTTCTTGCCGTCCGGCGAAAGCACCAACCGGTTGTTGTCTTTGAGCCAGGTGATGTAGCTGGGCGACCTGCCGATGCGAGCCGCAAAGGCGCTCTTTGACAGGTAGGTTGGTTCTGTCATGAGCCCTCCTTTTTCAACGGCTTTTCAATCGAACCTTTCAATTTCAATGGATTGAATTTCAGTAAGCTGGCAGCCCTGCCGCTAACGAAGTCCCGCGGGTTTCCGACCCCGTGTCCTCGGGAGCGTCCCAGGGTCCCCGGCGATTTTCGGTGGCCCGGGTGCATATCCATCCCCCTCGACTAGTATCAGTCGACTATCTGTCAGAGGGAGAGACGTTGTGGAAATGATTGCCGTGCGCTCCAGTGCGATGAACGCCGTTGGCTACGATCCAGCAACGAGAAGAATGAGGATCCGCTTTGAACAAGGTCACTCTTACGACTTTTGCGGTGTCCCTCCAGCCATACACAATGGCTTGATGGCCGCAGTGTCCAAAGGCACCTACTACAACCGACACATACGTGACCGTTATCGCTGCTGAACGTCATCTTTCATTTGGAAAGTCGGACATCCCTGCACTGATCTCAGTTGCAGGGAACCCGCGAGTCCGAGCCCCCGTGTAGGGGCGCACCCGGGGGAGGCCCCAGACCACAGTCCATACCAAGGCCATCAGCGGGCTCTGCAACTCGCCTTTTTTCGCGCCGTTATCGATAAACTAGTCAACGTCAACAACCCCTCAGTACTTCAAGGACGTAACGTGTTCTGGAAAAGAGAAAATAAAGTTCAAGTAGAACTTACATCCCCCATAACCATCAACTGCCCTACATGTGCAACTCAAGAACCCCAGACACCGGCGACTACAGTAGGGATTAGTTCCGACAGAGAACTCAAACTAAAACTATTAATCACTATCGCGCTTGCCATTCAAGCGTTTTTCTTTATCGTTGGTTATCTAGGATTCACTGTTCGCTACGAACAGTACGGAATAAAAACAGGCGAACTTGAACTAACCAATTCAGCAATTTTAGCTGAAGGATATCGACAATCCCTAAGCTATCTATCCATCGGCGACAACTCTTCAGTCATTATTACGCTTTTGCATTTACTACCATTTCTAATAATATCCGCACTTACCACCTACCTTATAACCGATCGCAATGCACCATGGCCTGTATTCATGAATAGGGGCTTCGCAGGATGGATACTATCATTCTTGTTATTCACCCTTCCAGTTTTTGGATTATTGCATAGTATTGAAGTCACAAAAGAAGAGATTCAACATGATACCGGCATAAAGGTGAATAACGGGCTAAGCAGAGAATATATTATTTCAATAAAAAATGGTGAAAGACTTTCAGGACAACTCATAGCAGCAGATACTAAAACTACCTTCCTTCTTTCCAAACAGACTGTCTACAAGATTGACAATGCAACTGGTCAAATTATTAGGCAGATACTTCTCAAAGAAGATCCAGTTAAAGCGTCTACTGGAAATTGAATCCTTGAAGTCCACCCCCTGTATGAAGGGATTGAACGTCAATTACTGCTAGGCAGTACCACTACCGGGCGGCTGATCCGATAAGCCAATCCGCCGAGCCGCCCACCGCTCATACAGGCCAATGGCGACATCCGCCCCAGCCATCGCCGTCAGGCAGCCGAAGGCGCCCGCCGTCCAGACCGACACACCGGCGCCAATGAGCAACATCATTGCCGCCATCCCGCAGACGATGCAGGCACCGGACCGCAGCGCGAGACGCCGAACCAATGCCCAACCTCGCGCCCCTTCCTTGTCTGCTCGCCACATCTCCCCGGAAACGCCGCCCACCAGGGCAAGGACGATCACTAACCAGATCGGCATCTCTGCCAGTGCTTGTTGCTCGTTCGTCATCGCCCGCCCCTTAAACGCAAAAACCCGGCGCAAGGGCCGGGTTTGGTGTGTGGGTGCCTGCCGCTCTCTGCGGTCGCACCTATCGAAGATGGCTACTTTTTACAGGTGGATTTTACTGGCAGCAACCCTGTTTTAACGCCACCCGGTGAATGTCTAGTGAACGCCTAGGCAATGTCGGCGAATATCTTTATTTCGGCTATCAGCGCCTTTGGCGCTGTCCTGCCTGTCCCACTGATAGTGAGTCAGGTAGGACAGCTACAGGCCCCGAAATACAAAGCTCTGCCCTACTGTCCTACCTCTGTCTTTCCTTTCTCGCCTGTAAGAAGAAATTGAAAGGCACGCGTGCGCGCCCACGGCGCGTAGTGTGTGCCCGCTGCGCTCATGTGTGCGCATGACGCGCTGAGAGGTTGGACAGTAGGACAGCCCACGAATGACAAGGCCCGCGCTTGTCCTGCTGCGCTAAAACGCAGTTGGACAAGGCGAGCCAGTAGGACAGCAGCAGACGTAGCCAGGGCAAGGCTCAAGCAGCCCTCCCCATGAGCAAGCCGTCGATGTACACGTGAGCCTCATGCAAGCGCAGGTAGTACGTCCTGGCGCTACAACCGCAGTGCAGCATCTTCTGCGAGAGCAGACTGTCGTGATTGCAGTAATGCTCCATCACCACCAGGGCCAGCTCGGGCGGCAGGTGCTTGTTGACGATCAGCTCGATATCGGCCGATTCATCCAGCAGCACCCGACTGCCACGCGTTCCCCGTATCAGCTCACCTTTGCATTCCATCAGCATGGCGATCATGTTACCGCCGCCCGCACTGCCAATGGCCATGGTCGTGGGCATGTGCAGATCCTGAGCCCAGAGTTTGAGCATCTCGTCGATTCGCTTAATCAAAGCAAGGCTCCTCCTCCATCGGCGCCACCTGCAATGCAGATCCGCGCCCCCAGTTGGTCGGCTTCTGGTAGGCCCAGGGGCGTATACCACTCTTCGCGAGTGCCGGCATACGCCTCTTGCGCCACCCCAGCCGATGCATGATCGCACCTACGCGCATCTGCTCCGGCTTCCCCCAGTGACTGGGATCGATCTTCAGAACCTCGGACAGAATCTGACTGCCGGTGGTGGTCTCCCCCAGGTGTGACTCTTCCAACCACTTCAGGATAGGCACCTCCCATTCATCCACCACAAAGCGCTCTTCCTGCGCCTCGGCGAACAACGGCGCTTCGTCGCGAATCACCCACCAGATATCGCCAGCCTGATAGCAGAACATCGCCTCGGCCCAGAGCTGGTCGCGGATCTGCCGCAGTTGCTCCAGGTCGACCTTGGTGCAGGCCACAGGCCAATAACGCCGGTTGCCGGTGGCGTCCTTGAGGTATTCATCCTGGTTGGTGGTGCCCACGAAAACACACTGGCGTGGCACGTCCATCGTTCTGCGGCCGTAGCTCTCACGGTAGGTGTCCACTGAGGCCGAGAAGAACTGCTTGGCCTTGGTCGATTCGGCCTTGTTGAAGCTGTCCAGCTCCCCCAGCTCGATAATCCACTTGCCCCGGATCGCCTGGAACGCATCCTTGTCGCCCAGGGTAAACGGCGTGTCCATAAACCACGAACCGCCGAGAATGCTCATCGCCGTAGACTTACCGGCGCCCTGGGCGCCTTCCAGAATCATCACCGAGTCCGCCTTGCACCCCGGAGCCATCACCCGGCCCACCGCCGAAACCATCCAGCGCTTGCCGACCTTTGAGCTGTAGTCGGTCGGTTCCACGCCCATGATCTCGGTGAGCCAGGAGTCGAGCCGGGGCACGCGGTCCCACTCCAGGCCGCGCAGGTAGTTGCGCACCGGGTGAAACGCCCGATAGTGCGCCACCACACTTACCGCCTCGATCACGTTGCCGACCTTGACCCGCAGGTTGTACTGCTGCGCGAGCCACTTCATCACCAGCATGTCGTCGATGTCGGCCCAGTCGCCGGTGTCGCCGCCATAGGGCGGTACCCGCAGCTTGACGATCTTGGCGCTGAACGAACAGAAGCCGATCACCCCGGCCCAGCGCTCATCATTGCTCAGGATCAGTTCAACGTTCTGCATGTGCGCGATCAGCATGCCGCTGTCGCTGCGGGCCAACTGATCCCGCCAGCCGCCCGCGGCGGGTGGCCTGACCACCGCCAGCACCTGTCGACGCACCGCCTCCAAACCTTCGGCGCAGTGCAGGTCGTTGAAGTCGGTCCACTTGATCTCCCGCTCGCCGGAAAAGATCGGCGCCACCACCTGGCCACCGACCACCGTCGCCGCGTTTTCAGCACGCTCTCTGCCGGGGTTCCAGGGCTCACCGTTGGCCCGCTTGGTCTTCCAGTCATCATCTCGACAAACGATGATCGGGCACCCAGCAAAGCGCTCACGCATCGCCTTGCACACCGGCAAGAGGTTGCCTGCATCAAAGGCGATGGCCACGGTCAGCGAGGTCGCCATATGCAGGCTGGCGCCGGTGGCGTAGCCCTCACACACCAGCACCGGCTCGCCGGGCTCAGGGTGCGGACCGATCAGGTGGAAAGCGCCCTCTTTCGACAAGCCATAGGGCCAATAGGACTTGTCGCGCCCGGTGCCATCCTGCTTTTCGGGATAGATCACCTGCAAGCCGACAATCTGGTCACGTACGTTACTCATGGGCACCAGGAACGCACCCGAGCGCGGCGCATAGCGCACCCCGAAGCCCACCACTTGCTTGCGGTCCAGGTAGGTGCTCTTGCCCTTCTCCGGCATACGCTTGAACAACCCGGCGGCACGCTTTGCCGCACGACGCGCCGCATTGGCGGCCACCTCCGCCGCCCGGCGTTTCGCCTCTTCCTGCCGGGCGCGCATTACCTCACGCTCCTCGGCACTCATCCGCCCGGGTTTGACCTTGATCTTCTGCGTCACACCCGAACGCCAGTCGCCAAAGCTGCCGAAGATCAGGGTCTCGCCCTTCTCGGTGTAGTGCTCATGCACCACGTACCAGCCGTTTTTCTCCTTGCCTTTATCCTGCGCTGTCTTGCAGCGGGTGAGCTTGCCGAACACCAGTGGCTGCGCGGGCTCCAGGCCGTAATCGGCGAACTGCCCCAAGACCTCATCAAGCATGGCGGGCCCTCCGCACTTCATCGATCTCCTGACAGGTCACGCACAAGGTGCATCCGGGCTGCGCCAAGCGGCGCGCTTCGGGAATAGGACCGTCACAGTCTTCGCAGATGAGGAAGGAATGCACCGCCAGCTCAGGTCTCAGCAACTGACGCGCCGCGAGCGCTTGATCAAGGCGCTCTTGCACCAGATCGTTGGCAAAATCCGCAAGGTCAGCCATGGTCCGCCCCCCGAGTGGTCTGGTTGACGTAACTGGCGCGGTTAAACATGCCCAGCAGCCCCTGTATGCCGCGAAACACCTGCAGGCGGATTTCGGCCAACTCGGCATCACTCACCACGCCATCGCCGATGCTTTTGGCCCAGGTGTCGGCCAGGTCGGCAACCTGACGGAAATACACAGCGATGCCCGTGGTCAGCGTCTCCGGCATGTCGTTGGTGTAAGCCTCGGCCAACTCCTGCCAGATCGTGTCCCCTACCAGGGCATGCACCGCATCGAGAATGCGCCGGTCCTTGGTCAGCTCCAGAATCTCGCCGAATTCTTGAATGTTGATGCTGTGGCTGGGATGGGTGGGAGACAGCTTGTGCTGCAGTGTGGTCGGGTTGCGGCCGGTGGTGGCGGCGATGGCAGCAGCGCCGCCGGGATAGTCCCGGGCAGCATGGTAAAGCGCGAGATCGAGCGGCAAGACTTCCCGCTTGGCCCGCTCAACAGAGTTCAGAGCAATACGGCTCATGGCATTAATCCTAAAAGTTGCCAGTGCCGCGCGGTATGCAGTGGTGATACATTTGCCGCGTGGCTTGTAAGGGCCCAAACGCCGGCTAGGTCCGCAAGATCGACACCGGCACCGTGCCGAGGCGAACAATCCGTTGTTCACCTCTGGCGCAACAGCTGCCCAATCTGTGGTGGAGAAGGCAGCAACCCAAGGCTTCCGAGCCTTGAAAGCGCGGTTGAAGTAGACGTTTTTGCATGTGGTGTGCGCGCCTACCTAAACCGCGACCCGGCGACACTGTGGTGGTGTGTGCCGGGAGGAACTGGGCGGCCCTTGGGTCGCCTTTTTTCTTAGGCTGCTAACGCAGCATCTTGTTTCGTAGAGCTAACCTTTAGCTCCCCCCCAGATAGGGTCTGCAATTGGTACTGCCTCAATTGAGGTACACGCACACCCCATTGGGATACCGCCGCAGGGGAAATACCCAATGCAGCAGCCAGCTTCGATTTGCTCTTGAAAAATGTGACTGCATCTTCGGTGAGCATCAGGGCACTCCTTCAGTTACACAGCCAAAATTTAAGAACATTTAAATTATTTTTGCAACAGCTAAACAAAACTTAATTCCAAAGGATTTAAGCTAGCTTAATGAATATGTCCGAACGAATTGCCTACGCCCTGAGCACATCTGGCAAGCAACCAAGAGACCTCGCTAGAGAGATCGGGATTAGTGTTGCTCGCATAAGTCAATTGAAGGCTGGGTCCGGAGGCATAAAGGCAGAAAATCTATTCGCCTTTGCTCGCGCGACAAACTGCTCGGCACGATGGCTAGCAGAAGGTGCTGGAAAGCCAGAAGATGGGGATAGTACGCCAGCCCAAGACTTCACCATCATTCCCCCATACAGCACTAGAACGTCTGGCAACGGACAATTGAACGACAACGCAGGAGCCCCTTGCGGACTGGTATTCAAGCGTGAGTGGCTCAACCAGATGAATCTTGAAGAACGCAATCTCAAGGTTATATATAACCAAGGTGGCAGCATGGTGCCGACCTTGGCAGATGGCGATATGCTACTCCTTGATGAAAGCCAGACTGAGCCCTCGAATCGGCGGATCTTTGCCATTAGCCGTCCAGACGGTGAACTCACTATCAAACGACTTGTGCTCACAATGACCAACGGATGGATCATTCGTAGTGACAATGAAGACAAGCGTCAGTATCCCGACGAGATCGCCTCAGAACAAGAAATACGCCACCTTCATATAGCAGGCAGAATCGTCTGGCATGGCGGAGCGCTTTAAAAAATCAAGATCAGGGAGCCCTTATGACAACGAATGTCATCCGCAGCAAAAACGCCCCACAGAGAGCAGGGCTAACCCACGAAGAGATCTGGGACGGGCCAGACCAAGGACTAATTATGTCGTGGGAGGTCGGACGCGCTCGTGCCATGACATATCCAGAGCTTGCCCAGCAGTGCCTGTCCGGCCAGCTTCCCATCTTGGGCTGGAAAGGGGGAGTATCCCGGGCACTAAAAAAACGCGAAAAATTCGGTTCACTTAAGTACCTAGCGCAATGGCAGGGACTAAGGGGCGAAGATCTCAACATTGATTGCTCGAAGGAGCACACGCTTACCTGCACAAACACTGGGATGGCCGTTACGTTCACATCAGATAAGGCGAAATACGTCAATCAAAGCACGGAAAACGATAGCGATTAAGGAGAGACGCGAAATGGTTGATTTGCATCAGGAATTTCAAAATAGCCGTTTTTTTCATGAGGCTCGCATAGACAGGCGATCTGTAGACGCACTGATCGGTATTGCAGCAGGCATAACGGCCGATGGAAACATCAACGAAAAAGAAGCAATTTTTCTGAAAAACTGGATCAAAAGTAACCTAATTCATCTTGATGATCCTGTTGTAAACATCCTCTACCGGCGCCTGGACGATATGCTACGCGACGGGATCCTTGATTCTGATGAAGCAGCAGAACTACTGAGCCTCCTTAAGCAGTTCACAGGGATTCAGGAGGGGCCCGCAAAACTCTTCTCAGCTCCAACATCCCTACCCCTGAACAACCCTCCCCCCACCCTCTCCTGGGAAGACCAAGTATTTATGCTTACCGGGACAATGGCATATGGCCCTCGAAAACATTGCGAAGCCTTGATCACAGAGCGAGGTGGCCGTATTGGAGGCTCCGTTAGCAAGAAGGTTAATTTTCTGATTATCGGCAGCATTGGCAATGAACAATGGATGCACACAAGCTACGGGCTAAAAATCAAAAAAGCCGTTGAGCTCCGCGAAGCAGGTACGCCGATTTCGATCATCAGTGAGGAGCACTGGCAAAGAGCCATATTCGGATGAGTGTCGCTCCAGACCACTACCGCAACCCGCCTAACTGGTAAGACCTCTTAAAGAAAAATTAAGAGATATTGACATTAATATTTAAGAGTTCTTTAATTTGCCTCACTCTTCACCACAGAGCGAGGCAATACCATGCACACCACCGCCACACTGCATGTCCATCCGGCATGTGCCAGAAACCCAAAACTGATCGAGCAGCTGCAATCCAGTACCGGCTGCCTGGTTGTTCTTCACGACAGAAAACTTAAGCTCGTGGCAAAAAAACGCGGGCCCTCCCCATTCGATCCGAACGGCGGAGGCGACGCAGCATGAGCAAATTCAGAGTAGACAACCGCACGCTGCAGTTGCTCAAGGCCCAGGTCAACCTGAGCGAAACCTTCCACCACACCCTGCGCGATTCACCACAGCGCACGGCGTTGAAGCTTCGGCTGAAGGTTGATCGCAACCCGGCAGACACCACTTTTGTTGTCGAGGTCGGCAGCGAACGCCACACGCTGACCCTGGCCAACGACAAGAAAGCCCACCTGAAGCTGGCTGACTTCATCGAAGAAATCGCCAACGGCCCAATCGATCCTAACGCCGAGCTGGCTCCACCACGGCACGCCGAGCGCGTGTTCGGAGCCTTCAGCGCCCAACAGCGCGAGCAGGTGTTTGGTGTGGTGTGCCTGGGTGGCTTCCTCGATCTGGATCTCGGGTTTGAACTGCCGATTCGTCTGGCCGTGCACCGCACCCGAACGCGCAAGGGCGTCACCGTTATCCTGAGCATCGGCATCAAAAGCCCACGGACCAAATGCTTCACCGTCTCGGGCAGCGACGTGCAGATGTACCAGGATGTCTGCGAATCCATCCTTCACTTGGCAGCGCTGGCGACTCCCGCCGCGCACGCTGCTTAGGAGGCGGTCATGGATCGCAACCTCAAGGAAACGGCCCGGTACTTCGGCATCACACGACCGCATCTGATCAGCCTGATGCAAGAGAAAGGCTTGCTCGACGCTGAGCGACTGCCAGCCTATCCAACGCGCGACCGTGAGTACCTGGGAACCAAGGAAGGCAAATGGTTCCACCCGGAGCTGGGCCTGCAGTACAGCCAGTCAACGCGGGTTCGACAGGCCGGCATTCCCTGGCTCGCCGAGCAACTGGGCCTCGCCCTGCCCGCTATCCCGGCAGATCGCCGTGACGTGGCCTAGGGAGTACGCCCGCCAGATCATCGCCTTACGGACCAAAGAGGAGCGCAACGCTGCGCTCCTTGAGGTACCCGAGCATCTGCGCGAGCTGACCAAAGCCCACTGCCTGATTACCTGGAACCACCCGAAACGCCGCCAGCGCATGGAGAGCCAGCAAGCCAATGAGTAACGCCAACCAGACCCCGCTGCGCCTGATGCCAGCACCGGAAACCGCCACCGTCGAGCTGCTGTATCGCACCTTCGGCGATGTACTGATCCCGCTGGAAAAGATCCGTGTGCAGTACTTCCGCAACCTCAACGAACAGTCGTTCGCCGCCGAGATCAGCAGCGGTCGCATTCAACTGCCCGTCACCACCCTGGACAGCAGCCGCAAGGCGCCGAAGTACGCACACATCCGCCACATTGCCGCACTGATCGACATCCGCGCCTACCGGGCGGATGAAGAACACGCCAAGCAACAGCACGACGCCAACGAGCACGACCAATAACCCAACGGCTGCCACCACCAGCCAAACCCACCGGAGCACACCACATGACCCACATACAGATCATTGCCCTGATCGGCCTGATACTCACCGTCGCCCTGCTCTACTGGGCCGGCTACCTGATTGGCCGAAGCAATGGCCGAGCAACCGGGATCGAGGAAGGCAAAGCCGTTGCCGAAGCGGACAACGCAAGAGCCATGCGCGAGCTGACAACCGCCCTCAAGTTCGTGCGAGCCGATAACCAAAGGCTGGCTCAACTGCACAAGCACCTGCAGGACAGCCAAGCCCTCAAGCCAGCACACCGGCAGAACTTGCTGGCAATCGCGGATCTGCTGCGCATTGCCGCCGAGACATTCAGCGCCTTCAAAACCGGAAAAAAACTCGAAAGAGACTCGCGCTCGCTGCGCGATCAAGCCCTGGCAATGGCCGCCCTAGTGGAGCCAGCAGCAAAGGAGGAAGCGGCATGAGCCAGCAGATCGATGGACCAGCCCGCTATCAGAAACCGGAGGAAAGCGGCATGCCGCACGCTCAGCCCACCGCCCGAGCCATGACCGCTTTGCTCCGCAACGCCGCCAGCGTCGACGCTCAGAAAACAAAGAGCCTCTGCTGCGTAGCAGCAGGCATTACTGCTCTTGCCCGCAGCACCACCGAGGTACGTATACCCCACGCAAAGCTGCGCGGGGCAGCCACCACTGGAGCAACGCTGATCGCTCAGAGTGGCCCGCTCGCGCAGCTTGCTCAGGGGTATAAGCCTCCCTCAACGATCAAGGGTTATCAGTCAGAGCAACAGGCTCAGGAGGCATAACAATGGAACTACAAAGCGAAACCCTGGCCGACGAAGAGCTCGCAACCATCACGGGTTATCAGCTCCCGTCCAAACAAATCCAATGGCTGACCAACAACCATTGGGAGTTTGTTCTGACCGGTGCCCGACGTCCCATCGTTGGCCGGGTTTACGCCAGGATGAAGTTAGCCGGCGTTAAACCCTCTGCAGCTAGTGCCGTGACTGAAGTCTGGTCACTCAACCTTGCGAATGTGAGCTGATTGATGCGCCAGAAAAGCATAGCCAATCGCGACCTTCCGCCGCGAATGATAAGGCGCACCCGCAAGCGCAAAAATGGTGCCATATGGACCTCGTACTATTACAACGGCAGGGACGCCGACGGAAACCGAAAAGAAATACCGCTAGGCGGCGATCTCGACGAGGCGAAGATCGAGTGGGCTCGGCTGGAACGCCGCGAACCACCAAAGCCCAACCATCTGTTGGGCGCACTTTTCGACGAGTACGAAAAAAAGATCATCCCGACCAAATCAATACGGACTCAATCCGATAACCGCAAGGAACTGAAACAGCTCCGGAAAGCATTTGAAAACGCGCCTCTCGAGTCAATTACTCCCCAGGTAGTGGCGCAGTATCGGGATGCTAGAACCGCTAAGGTCAGAGCTAATCGAGAAATTGCGCTGTTGTCACACATCTTCACGATCGCGCGCGAGTGGGGCATGACTAAGAATGCCAACCCTTGCTTCGGTGTACGCCGGAATAAGGAGAAACCGCGAGACTACTACGCTGGTGAAGTCGTTTGGAATGCGGTGTATGCAGAGGCCGTGCAGGAACTGAAGGATGCTATGGACCTGGCCTACCTAACTGGCCAGCGCCCCGCCGACGTACTTAAGGTGGCGACTACCGATCTGAACGACGGCTTTGTGAGTATCCGCCAGGGTAAGGGCGGCAAACTTCTGCGCATCCGGCTGGATGAAGCCGGCGAACAATCGGCACTTAGTATGCTCCTGGACGATCTACTGGAACGAAGATCGCTCAGTGGTATTAAGACCTCAACACTGATCACAAATACGTCTGGCCTTCGGATGAGCCAACAGATGCTACGCAACCGCTGGGATGAGGCTAGGGAGAAAGCAGCTATCAAGGCCGGTGCCGACGGCAACCAAGCCCTGGCCGTGCAGATCCGACAATTTCAATTTAAAGATATCCGGCCCAAAGCCGCAAGCGAGATCGAGCTAAGCCATGCGAGTCGCTTGCTCGGGCACTCAACCGAAGAAATCACCAAAAAAGTTTACCGACGCATTGGTGAAATTGTCCGCCCAACAAAATGAAAACCTGACCGCGATTGATTCCTAGACTCCACTATAGAATTTGTATCTAGCCCATGACTAAATCATAATTAGAGATCTCTACTCATTATTTTGACAAGGAAGCCCTCATGACGACAAGTGGAATTACGCACTACATCATCGTTCCGGAAAATTCAAAAACATATCGTACAACTTTTTTCAAGGCTATTCGACTTTCTGGCACGCCCAATTTTCTGAAATACTTAAAGCATTGATTTTTTTCCTCATGACATATCGGACATATATCTCCGCGGAGAAAGCTACGTAAGAGCAAGAACATGGGGGGCAGTGCTGAATATAAAAACTTTGCGCGCCGATCTTGTCGAAAAGACCCTACCATTAAAACAGAATAGCTTACTGGTTTTTTGGAGTTCTGAAGAAACAGCAGAGCAAGTCGAAAAGGCAATCTCTCACCTTCCAGTCAAACCTATACATATTTCCACGTCCAAAATAACCAACGCAACGCTAATAAGCAACCTAAACAGAGGATCCGTTAAGAAGCTAGTTTCCGACCTTCTGCTTAGGGCATCCACCAAAGATTCACAGCTTGCGAACTATCGAAACTTCCTGATATCAAACAAAAAACCAGCCAAATCTCCGCCCTATAAAAATCACAGCCAAAAACCATAACTGCACCACCCCTCTATTAGGGGTTCTATCCACATATGGTGCTTCGATTAAAACAAGTTCCATTAAGCTGTCCGGGGAAATCAGGGAACATATAACTAGCATGTTGGATTTGTCGTCAAGGATTGATAGATTGCGACCTCAGGCATTAAAGAGTTCACCGCACAGAAAGAATGACGTTATCGTCTACTGCCAGTCCTCTTACACATTTTTATATCGCGCGGATAGTAAGCAATGGCGAGACATATCTAGACAGCTCAACAACCCAAAAAGAAATCTCCTTAGGAATGCACTTATTAGAGCAAAAGGTTACGGCAATTCACCAATATCCATTTCTAGAGAAGACATATTCAACCCATATGAAGATGAAATACTTGGCGCGCTACTAAGAGATCGTCAGGCTGAAATAAGAGTCTTCACCAGTGCGATTGCCATTGTAGCCTCCAATCAGTTCATCCCGGCTCTGCGCCTACCCAATGCGGTAATGCTTCACCACGACCACCTAAGGACTCTCCGATCAAGTCAGCACAGGTCAGATGGCCTGTGCTGACTTGATCGGAGAGTCCCTAGCAAGGGATGTATTAGATCGTGCCGCGTTTCAGAATCACCTTATGTTCTGATGCTAAATTATTGTGCAATATGAGGCAATTTGATCAACTGCGGTATAGAACCGATTATGAGCCTCCGAGCTACCGAAGTTAAACATGTCGTCGCAGCGCTTTTAGCTTTTTTATTTTATTACGCTGGAGGAGCATTGGCTGAGACACCAACATGCGAGACGGCAACGCTGGAGACAATTCTGAATGTACCCGATATGACAGTGCGGCACGACACTCCTATTGGCGCTGAAATCGGCACGTCTATTGTCAGCGCTCCTATCGACGCATTTAACTGTAAGAGGGGTTTAACTTTTCAGAGCTTTTACGTGAAGGCCTCAGGCTTGGCAGCAGCGAAAATCAATGGATTGAATATATATAAATTCGGTACGGCAACGAGCGGTATCGGTTATGCAGTATCTGGTAGTGCTGTCGGTACTTGCGGATCGTTTTGGCCTATCATTGGTAACAATAGTCCTGGTGGTGTTAACTCGCAACTTTTGTGTGAGATTAATGGAACGTTTCCGAAACAACCGATCCAAGGAGCGCTGA